GGCTTCATCAGTGCCTTGAGTTCGGGGATGTTGCTGGAGCCTGAGACATCTAAGCCCCATGGCGATTTCCACATCTTGGCGTACCTGGCCGCAAAGTCGTACCAGCCGCCACGATAGATGCCAAGGCCGTGCAAGATGGGCCACAGTTCTACGGGCCTGTTGGGGATAGGCGTGCCAGATAAGGCATACACACGGTCAATCTGCTTCATCAGCAGGGATGCGGATGCGGTGCGTTTTGCCAAGGGGTTCTTGATGCGATGGCACTCATCCAGCACCAGCGTTTGAAAGCCAGCATTGTTGAAGTATTGCAGCAGGTCGTAGTTGATGATGACCACCTGATGGTTAGTGGTCTTCATCGCGTCATTCTTGCCGTTGACAACACGAATGGATGCGTTGGACAGCTTGCAGAATGCGGCTTCCCAGACCGTCTTGGCGATGGCTGGGCAGACAATCAAGCAAGGGAGGTTTTCGAGGGCTGCGGCTGCTGTGGGCAGTGTCTTGCCGACTCGCGGCTGGTCGGCCAAGATGGCCCTCTTTTGGGTGAGCAGAAACTGTTTGGCAGTCTCTTGGTGCGGGTACAGGTTCATCGGTTTCCTCGGTTTCACGGTTGAAATGAGTCGCCATTGTGCATCCGCATTTTTTTTGACGCAAGGAAAATAATTGTGCTAAAGTGCAAATGCGTCATCAGGTGATGGCGCTGAAAACCTTCAAACGATCAATCTGAAAGAAACGATCATGACTACTCGTGTCACCACTGGCGAGGTCCGCACCTCGTATTTCTCTGCACTTGCACCACGCAAGAATGAACTCTCCGGTAAGGATGAATTCAGCACGCAGATTTTGATTCCCAAGTCCGACAAGGACACGCTGACAGCACTTAAGGCTGCGGCCAAGGAAGCACTGCAAGCCAAGTTTGGGGACAAGATCCCTAAGAACGTGCGCAATCCACTCAGGGATGGCGACACCGAAACCAAGACAGATGGCTCACCTTTGGGCCGTGAGTATCAGGGCCATTTTTTCTGCAACGTGAAGTCCACCAGCAAGCCTGGCGCGATTGACACGCACGGCAACGATCTGATCGGAAACGATGACATCGTGAGTGGCGACTACATCCGAGTGTCGCTCAATGCCTATGCCTATTCGCAGGCTGGCAACAATGGGGTGTCGTTTGGCCTGAACAACATTTTGTTGGTGCGCAAGGGTGAGCCATTGGGTGGCGCAAAGCCGACAGCGGCTGCTGACTTTGGCATCACCCGTGGTGCAGCGCCAGCACCAGCGGCCACAGCCGATGTGGGTGATGAGTGGTGATCAGCCCTTGGCCGCGATCAGCTTGAGCAGCGCCTGCTCAAGTTGATTGACTGATCCCCACAAGGGGTCCACAGCCCCAGACAGCCACCTGCTGACCTGGGGCTGTTGTATTTTGGCCTCCAAGCACACGGCCTTCATGCTGATGCCGTGCTGCTTGGCCAAGGTGCGGATGTCGTGTACTGATGTCATGCCAGCATTTTACTTGACGGGTTTGTTAATTGTTGACTGTTTTGTAGGGTTGTTGCATTGTCTTTTAATTTAGTGCATAATACGTTTCACCAGCACAAATGTTTGTTCTGGGTAACGACTAAACCGAGGAAAACGACATGAACACTTACACAATGAACAGCGAACAGTTTGGCATCTACGCACTGGAAGTGGCCAAGCAATCAGCCCCAATGGCCAGCGCCGAATACTTCAATGGCACATTGTTCGTTGCTGGATGCACCCCACGCGAGGCATCAAAAATTCAAACAGCTTTTGAGTTCAAGGGTGTGGGTGTGTGCGTCACTCCTGGCACAGAGTACAGCTTCGATTTTGTCTGATCACCCACGGGGCTTCGGCCCCAGACTTTCGGGGGGAAAGCGGATGCTGTGGAGGCCAGAAAGATCATCCCGCAAGGATGCCGCCACAGACGCAGCGAGTACCCCCACCCCTTTCTACAGAAAGAAAAACGATGAAACACCCAAAATATCACCAGCATTACCAAGTCCGCGCCGCCAAGCTGCACGCCCGTGCAGAGGCCGCACTGGACCTGATCACCGCCTTGGTCATTGGCATCGGCCTAGCTGCTGCTCTGTTCTATGGGTGGTCGGCATGAAGACGATCATGGACTTGGCCAGAGAAGCCAATCTTCCAGCCTGCCATCTGGAACACCCCAAGGCTTTGCAGAGGTTTGCTGACCTTGTTGCTGATCGTGTTTATGCTGAGTACCTGGAGCAGCCGCCACCCAGCCAGACTGGCGTGATCTCAATAACAATTCCTGAGCCGATTGCATACCTTTGTGAGAACGCAGTTGGCCACAAATATTTTCGATGGAAAAAACCTTCAAGCGTATATAAGCCAATTGCGCTTTACACAAAGGATCAGGTATGAAGACCATCTGGATCAAACCCAAGCCACTGACACGCTGCCAGATCCTTGGCGTGTGCCAGTCCAAACATTCACCAGCCTGCCAAAAGGGATGCCGCAAATGAGCCTGAAAGACCTGACCACCGCCGACCTGCCCGACCTTGAGGCTCAATTGCAGCACGCACTGGATCAGGCTCGTGGCATGAGCCTGCCAGCGCACGCCGTGCGCAATTGCCCGAGTGACCTGCAATCGTCTGACCAAGCCTGGCGCAAGGTCCAGAATCTTCAATACCAAATAGGATGTATCAAAAATGGTCACCAAATCTATTAAGACCCCACCCAACTTGATCGACAAGATGGCTGGCCGTTATGAGGGCAAGGAGTTGCTGCCCTATGCAGGCCGCCCAGGGGCCATGGATGCCTTTAAGTTGCCCAGCCTGATGCACTACGGCCTGGTGTACAGAAAAGACGTTGGTGACCTCAAATGAGGTTCGGTTCTGTTTGTTCTGGCATTGAGGCCGCATCAGTTGCATGGCATCCACTTGGCTGGAAGGCCGCATGGTTGTCCGAGATTGAGCCGTTTCCCTCTGCGGTGCTGGCTCACCATTACCCTGATGTTCCCAATCTTGGAGACATGACCACACTGCCCGAGCGCATTCTGTCTGGTGAAGTTGAAGCACCAGATGTGTTCTGTGGCGGCACACCTTGCCAAGCATTTAGCGTGGCTGGCCTTCGCAATTCCCTTGATGACGCAAGGGGAAATCTTTCACTCACATTTGTAGGTATCGCAAATGCAATTGACCATGTTCGATCTGTTCGATCAGATGCACCAGCAATCATCTTCTGGGAAAACGTGCCTGGAGTCCTTTCAACCAAAGACAACGCCTTCGGCTGCTTTCTTGGCGCACTTGCCGGGGAAGATGATCCGATCATCCCATCAGGGGAAAAATGGACGAACGCAGGTTGTGTGTATGGCCCCCAAAGAGCAGTCGCGTGGCGAGTCCTCGACGCCCAATATTTCGGAGTGGCCCAACGCCGCCGCCGTGTGTTCGTTGTCGCAAGTGCTAGAGCAGACTTTGATCCCGCAGCGGTTCTTTTTGAGTTCGATGGCGTGCGCAGGGATACTGCGCCGAGCAGAGAAACGGGGAAAGCAATTGCCCCCTGCGTTACAAACGGCCCTCCTTTCAGTCGCACAGGCAACGAAAGAGTAGAAGCCGAGGCGATGGTGGTGCAACCCTACGAAGTCGGCAACTGCCTGACCGCCCGGATGCACAAGGGAATAAACAGTACATTGGACGAGGGTCAGACGCCTGTAATCGCCCTGCAAGACGTTACGCCCCGTGAGAAAGCACAGAACGGGCGTGGCTGGAATGATGATGGCACTGCATACACGGTGGACACTCATGCAACTCAGGGGGTGATGCAGCCTATTGCATTTAACCACTATAGAACCAATGCCTCCCCTGGTGAGTTGTGCCCGACTTTGCAAGTCAGCAAAGGTGGTGGTGCGGCTGGCGCGGCTGTGGCGCAGCCTGTCAACATCTACGGCGGCAACAAGAGGCCAGACAGACCAGAAGGCGGTTTCTATGTTCGCATGGATGAGGACACCACCAAGACGTTGGACGCAGCCAGTGGGTTGAATCCGACCTGTGCGCAGGGTGGCACAGCGGTTATGCACAGCATGGCTGTGCGCCGCCTTACACCCGTAGAGTGCGAACGTCTGCAAGGCTTTCCTGATGGATATACCAACATCCCTTGGCGCAAGAAGCCAGAAAGCCCCGATGGCCCTAGATACAAGGCGCTGGGCAACTCATGGGCAGTGCCAGTTGTGCGCTGGATTGGCAAACGCATTCAGGAGAATTTGAAATGAGCCTTACACCCGCACTGGATGCAGGCATCGACCTGCTGACTGATCTGCTGGATCCTGATGGCAGTGGCCACGCCATCCCGCAAGACCTGCGCACCCGTGCGTATGTTGCACGGGCCATGCTGGAGCGTGTCAAGCGTAGGGAGATGGCGCTGTGGAAAATCAAACTGGATGAGGCCGAAAAATGCGAGGATTAAAACCACGCATCAGGCCGAGCCTGCTGATTGCCTTGGCCGATGGTGTGGCCAGATGTGATCGTGAGTTGATGGACATCATTTTCTGCGACAGGCGTGCCGTGCAGCGGGTGCTGCAAGACATGCACGATCAGGGGCTGGTGCACATCGCCGACTGGATGCCTGCGGGTGAAAGTTACCGCTGGCGGCCACAGTACAAGCTGGGGCAGGGTGATGACATTGACTGCCCACTGCCAACTGGCCGCACCAGCACGCAGCGGGTGCAACAGTACCGGGGTTCCTTGTCCATTGAAGACAAGGCTTTTAAAGACGCGAGGCGCAGACAGCAAAGACGGGTCGTAAAACGTGACCCGCTTGTGGCTGCATTTTTTGGGTCAGTCGGCAAGTAGGCCAGAGCCAATCACACCAGTCTGACCCGCACCAAAGCCAGCCAATCCAGCAGCGCGTGACCGTGATTGGTTTACGCGCCTGATGACTTCTTCCAGCTTTTGCAGTTGCTGCGGATCACGCGACAGCAAGATGCGGCCAATCTCATTGCGCACAGCCTCTGGTGTGCGTGTCTGGTTGGCCAAGTTGGTGGCGGCTGCAATGATGCCTGTGGGGCTGCCAGTAGATGCGGCAGCCACAGCCTGACCCAGTGGTGCAATGTCGAGGTCGGCAGTGCCAGCCAGGCGTGCAGCCGTTTGGCTGCCACGGCCAGTGGACTCCAGACCCTTCAGGCGTGCTTCTTTCGCAACAGATGCCGCAAAGGTGCGGTAGTTGTCACCGAATGCAGCCTTCAGGCGCTCTTGCGTTGCTGGCTCTTTCCACATCTTGAGCAGGGATGTCTGACCAGCTTCTGTGCCTGTGCTTTGGCGCAAAGCCTGCAAGGCACCAATGCGGAATGCGTCAATCTCAGATGGGGACAGCGCCTTTGTCGCTTGCTGCACATCCAAGATGTCGCCACGCATGACGCTGCGGCCAATCTCAGCGGCATCAATCATCTGCGATGGTCCAGCCCATGTCTTCATGGCCATCGTGTATGCCGACTGACCACCGACCTTGGGTGATTGCTTTTCCAGTTCACCAATTAGCTTCAGGCGCACATCATCGTATGCGCTGGCTTGAGCATTGCTGCCGCTTCGCCGCAGGGTTTGCGATGTGTCGTACAGCGATTGCTTCAGCGAATCCAGCACATTCATTGGCACGGTCTGACCAGATTGCAATTGCGCCAAGTCAATGGTCTGCCCGGTTTTTGTGCGGAACAGCAGTTCAGCCGATCCTTGCACAGACTGCGACTTGTTCAGCACATCGGCCAGCGCGTCATCCACCTTGGCTGTGGCCTTGTCAATGGCTGCGTAGTATGGGCGTGACTCATTAAAACGCTGTGCGCTGAAATCGTCCAACTTGGCTAAATACTGTGCGCCTTGAGTCCCAAGGGATGTGTCGGCAGCAGTCATCAGGCGGCCAGCACGGGTGGCTTGGCGCTCACGAATGGCACGCTCCACAGCCTCTGTCGTGGTGCCTGGCAGTGTGGCCTGCACATCCAGCAGGTTGCGTGTGGACTTGCCGCCAACATCTGCAATGCGTGCCTCTGGCCCAAGGCGTGCCAATCTGGTTTGAGCACGATTCAAGGCACTGGAGGCCAAGTCCTCTGGCCGATCCCGAATCAATGCCTCTGCCACTTTTTGCTGGGCATAGGTGCCAGCCGCAGTGGGTGAAATGCGTGCCATACCTTGGCGACCAACAGCGCCTAATATGCTCATGGCAGGCTGCGACACAGCACCAAGGCCACCGCCGATTGCAGCACTGGTGGCGGCATCAGACAGGATGTCCAAAGGGTTGTCTGCTGTGGATGCACCAGCGCCACTCAAAGCACCATATCCCACACCAGCGCCAGCAGCCTGTGCCATACGCTGACCAAGGCCCATGACCTGTCCAGTGGCAGGGGCTGCTGTCATAAATTGACCGGCAGCTTGAATGGATGGGGCAATAGATGGAGCAACAGACCGGATGGCTGGCATCACTGCGCTACCAATTTGACGCACACCTTGCGCCAGCAATCCGCCAGCAGCCAATGGCAGGCTGGCGGCAATTTGCCCACCAGCAGCCAGATAAGGCGATTCCTTTTCATAGGACTCGGCAGCGCCTCGCACAATGTCTCGGCCTTGGCGATAAGCCTCGCCCAATGGGATGCCCTGCTGAATGGCCTTAACTGGTGCGCTGATTGCGCCAGCCAACTCATCAAAGAAACCAAATGTTGGGCCAGCCATTGCGCTTGCCAAGCCTCTTTGCAGCGTGCTTTGCTTGGTGCCCTCTTGATAGGCTTTTGACTGCCCCAAGAATTTCAAGATCTCATCGGGCTTGTACTGGTTTTCCAATGCCGTTTGAATTTGCGGCCCAACTGTTGGCATCTGAGACAGGAATTGCAGGATTTCCGCATCCTTATATCCGGCCTTTTTTGCTTCTTTGATTTTGCTTTCAATGCCGTCCATGATTAACCTCCAAAAATGTCATTGAGGCTGCGCTTTTTGGGCGCGACAACACCTGGTGTTGTTGGCCCTGATCGCACGATGGATGGAATGTTAGCTGGTGCGCCCAAAGCTGTGCCAAGGTTTTTGAACTGGTAGGCATTGCCGAACTGCTCGTATTCACTACGCTTGGCGTTGTAGGCCTGGCCAGCGGCTGCGTACAGTTCATTGGCCAAGGCTTGGAAGTCATCACGCTGTGTGGGTGTCAGCTTCTGACCCGTCATGAAATTGTTGAAATAGTTTTGCAGTCGGTCCATGCGGCCAGATGCTTGCATAGCAATTGCCAATTCAGACTCTCGCACCACAGACCCTGGGTCCAGCAATTTCATGATCTTGGTCGCACCAGCCACATCACCGATTGGTGTGCCAGCACTCAAAGACGAAACCACCTGACCAAACGCCGACTTCATGTCATTGAAGTCTTTGTAAATTGGCTCCGCTTTGAACTTGGAGCCAAGGGCCATTTCGTTCTCAAAACCTTTTTGACCACCAGTCATGTCCACAACAGTTTTTGGAGCACCAGACTGCCGCAGTCTCATGATGTTTTCAAATGTGACTGGCGTGTTTGTCATTTGCAAAGTTCGAACTTCTGATGGAGTCGCTTCAGGCTTGTCCAGTAGGCGCAGGTTTGCCACGGTAGGCGCCAAACCTAGTCCACGCAGCGTTTTAATGGCGTCTGATTCTGGCTCACGCTTTGGCGCACCAGCAGCAACTTCACGCACCTCGCCGGTGATAGGGTCACGCTGGAATTGCTTTGCACCTTCGGCCAGGCTGAAGGTGTCGCCCAGCAGTGTCTTTTGCGCTGCAAGCAAATCACCAAATGCCTTGCGGCCTTCTGGACCTTGGGCCATCAACTGTGGCGCAATTGTTTGAAGGTCAAAACCGGCAGGGCGCGCAGCCACAGCAGGCGTTTCGCCCAAGAATCGGCCTTCTTCTTCAACCATTTGCGCTGGCACGCCAGGGACAGCAGGCCTCACACCTGTGCCAATGATTCTCTCAATGTCGGCTTGTCTTGTTCTTGCCGCCTGCGCTTCCTTCAGCTTTTCACCGAGCAGCATATCTTGCAGCGATCCAGCACGGGCTTGCTGGTAACCCTGCTGGCCTGCTTGCAGCGCAGCGCCAAGGGCTTGTCCAAGGTTGGTTGGCGTACGGCTGGGGCCGCCAGCTTGCAGCAGGGCAGCGGCTGCTGACAGCGCAGCATTGCGGCCCATCAGTCTGCGCTGGTCCTCGTTAAGCAGCGCATCCAGCCCTGTTGGCGTGCCGCCACCCATACCAAATAACCGTCCAAAATCTATTGCCATGATCTTCCCCTTATCCCAACAAACCTTGCACGCGATTATTCACCACATCACCACGCGCCACCATGTCCAACAAACCACCGCGAGGCGCAAGTCGTGATGCCGCACGCATGGCCTTCTTTTCTTCGCCAGGCTTGATTGCTAACTCGGCCACAGGTGTGCCGTTGCGATCCATGGCCACGGCCACATTGTCAAAGCCTTTGGATTGATCATGCGCATAACCAAACAGCGCCATGCCGACATCACGCTCAGACCCTTTGTCAATGATCTTGACCTTCGCCGGGTTACTGGTGATCACAATGCCCCTGCTGGTGCGTGCCACCGTCAACCCTTCAGGAATGGCCATAGGCATTGGCGATCCAGGCGTGATCAGGATGGTGTCACGGCCACTTGACGGGTCAAGCAAAGCCGCAAGCTGCGCATCAGCGTAGCCCTGCGGTTCTGGTGTTGGCATATTGGGCATCAGATCAACCCAAGCAGTGCGCCCAGACCTGCACCCATCCCGCCACTCACCCCCAAAGCACTAGCAAGTTGAGAGCCAGCCAATGCCCCACCCAATGCGCCAGCGCCAAGGTTTTGGCTGTATGGAGTGCTAACAACTTGTCCCAAGTTGGCAGGCTGCGCACCCAGGCTCGACTGCACAATGCCAAGGCGTTGCAGGCCGATGTTGCGGATGGCGTCCATCTGCTGCTGCTCCAATGCCTGACGCGCACCGCCTGCACCCATGACAGCCTGTGCACCGCCAAGACGCAATGCCTGCTGCTGTGCGGCCAAGCTGCCGAGTTGGCCAGCACCACCAAGGCGCAACTGCGCACCCTGCAAACCTGCCTGCTGGTTGGCCGCCTGTGCTGCTTGCTGGCGTGCCAGATCAGCCGACTGCATCTGCACAGCCTGGTTGAATGCGTTTTCGTTGAGTTGCGTGCCAAGTGTCGCGGCCTGCTTGGCAAACCCTTGGTTTGTCAGAGCCTCTGCGACACCTTGGCGTGAGCCACCAAAGGCACGCGCCTGTGTGGCACGCTCACCTGTTTGCTGGATGGCGTTTTGTCGCGCAGCCTCTAGGTCACCCAATGCGTTTTCACGCACCATCTGGGTGTAGGGGTTCATGTAGCTGGCGATGGAGCCAGGGCCAGTCATGCCAAGGTTGGCCTGCACGGCTTGCTGCTGCATGGGCTGATAAGCACCACCAGCCGCAGCCATTTGCGCCGCCAAGTCAGTGCCAGCAATGCCTGGGCCAGCCAGGGCTGTGTTGACCAAAGACTCTTCGCCAGCCTGATACATGGGGTTAAATGCAGCGAACTGCTGCACAGGCAGTGCCCCCGCAACATTTCGCGCATTTGTAAAGTTGGCGAGGAATGCCTGCTTGATGTCTGGATCAATTTCGCTTGTCGATACTGTGCTGCCGCCTTTTGACATTTCGCTCTCCTTAACCGAGTAAAGATTTCATTTTCTTGGCTGGGATCTTGCCTTCATTGATCATGTCGAGCAATCCCGCACCGTACTTTTTGACCGATGATTTTTTGATGACGTATTCGCCAAGGTCCAGCATCCCTGCACCATCATCTGGGCCTGGAGGGTTGGGGCCATACACACGATCAATCAAACCACCCTTGGCCCAGCCTCCTTCTCCTGGAGCGCCGCCGCCTTCTCCAGAATTGCCCATGCCGCCGCCTGATCCTGTTGACCCTGAATCTGATGCACTTGGTCCGCTATCCCCACCACCATCACCAGGCGTGCCTTCTCCAGCGCCGCCATTGTTGACGGGTATACCTGTATTGGGATCGATGGTTTCATCCAGCAACAGGCTGTAGACATCAGGACGATAACCACCCAAGGCAATGTTGGCCAGGCTGTCAGCGTAGGGGTTTACGAATGACTGCATCTGTGGTGTCAGCAGGCTGTAAGGGCTGGCAGAGCCTGTAAATTGGGCGCCAGGAGCAGTGGACTGGTACTGAGCCAATTGGCGCTGGAGTGCTGCACCTGGATATGCTTGACGCGCAGCACCGATCTGGCGCTCAAGGTCATTGACGCCAAACTGCGGAAGTGCCTTGTTGATCTCTTGGGCAGAGTAGCCACTGGCCAAGAAACGGTCCAGATCAGCCTGAGTCCCACGGCCTTCATTGGCTGACCACCAGTTGCGAATCTCTTGGGCGCGTGCGTCAATACCGCCAGGCAATTGCGATGCGATGGAGGTATAGGGCTGCGTCAATGGTTGCGGCACTACACTGGCAAATGGCGTTTGCTCACTGACCGAACTGATGGCAGAACGCATTGCGTTTTGCAGATCTGTCAAACCCCACTGAGGCAGTGCTGTGTTGATCTCACGGGCTGTGTAGCCGCTGGTGGCCAAGAATCTGTTGAGATCGTCTTGCGCCTGTGGGTCTGTTCGGCCTGCATTGGCGTTGTACCAGTCGCGGATGGCTTGGATTCTTGGGGATGCTGGCCCTGTTGGGGCTGTGCCGCCGCCTCCGATACCGCCGCCACCGCCGCCACCGCCGCCACCGCCGCCGCCACCACCGCCACCACCGCCGCCGCCGCCGCCGCCAGGACCAGTGGTGAAGCCACCACCGCCGGGTCCAACAGTTGTTGTACGTCCAGGTGGTGGCGCATCGCTCCATGGGCGCAAGTCGCCGGGGTCGCGGCCAACACTGGCAAACAAATCTTCGCGCCGTGTTGCCCTGTCAATTTGAGCCTGCGCTTGATTGATAACCCTTGGATCAGCAAACGGGTTGGTAATGCCTTGCGAGGCCCAAGTCTCTGAAATTGGCCGACCATTGGCAGGGTTAATTTGCTTACCCTGCCATGTGATGAAGTCACGCTGCTCGGCTGTCAGTGTTGGGCCGCTGGGTGCAGTCTGTTGCGCAGGCGCATTCTGCTGCGCTCGTGCGGCAGCTTCAGATGCAGCATTTGCATAATCGGCTGCGCTTCCATATTGAGGAAACGCCTCTGCCATCTGCGCTGGTGTGTACCTCAACAGGGCAGCGTCCAGCGCCTCTTGCGTCTGTGGACCTGCTGCCAGTTCTGCCTGTATTTGCGCTGCTGTTGCCATCACAACTCCTTTGCAAGTACAGACCACTGTGGCCTGTACCCTTCATCCTGTAAAAATGTCTTTGACCAGCCCCTGCGGCCTGCCAAAGTCACCCTGGTGCACCCCACTGACTTGCCCCAGGATTCGATTATTGGCCGCATCCTTGAAAGTTCATCGAGGTCGCCACCAGCCAAGAAGTAATGCAAATTCTTCAGCCGTGGATAGACAATGATCTCTGTCAACACAATGGACCCCGTGGCTGGCCACACTTGCAGCCTGCTGTCCCTCACCATATCGAGAACATCATCGAAATGGTGTGTGCCTCCAGAGTATTCTAATGCCGCCTCCACATGCTGGCGCAGTCGCTCCAGATGCCCCAGGTCAATCATCGCTTGCCCATAGGCACCGCATCCAGCCTCATGGTGCCAATGCGCCAGTCGGCCAGCACAGCCCCTGTGACCTTCACATTGACCTGCCTGCCAGAAAACCTCACAGAAGTCGGGTTGGCTGCCGAGTAAGGCCCAAATGACGATTGCGCCCCTGTGGGGTACAGCCTGCTGGTGAATGAAACCACAGCCTCGCCCAATGTCTGTTCATCGGGGATGACCTCACGCACGCTCATCACGTTGTCGCCATTGCCAATTTGGATCGGTCCAGACTCTGCGAACACTGATGCGCCATCGTAGGCGTATCCCACCTCATGCTCGTACACATAGCCATCATCCGACACCATCAGAGGTGTTGTGTACACACCAGCATCACTGCCAGCAGTCCGATCCAGCAAACCAATCGACCAATGATTTTCTCTGTAATTGAATGTGACATAGGAATCGTTTTCATTGCTGGACAGGCTTGGGTAAAACCACCAGATTTCGCCAAACCTGCTGTTGTGGACCGCATAGACCTTAGATGCTTGCGCAAAGTTGATGTTTTGGAAAATGTAGTCACCCACATCGCAGGGCAGTGGCTTGGCATAACCATCATAAATCCAGAACCCAGACCGACTCATCCAGATGGCGGCAGTGTCAATGGCCGCCACGGCCTGCGCACCAATCAGGCCGCAGCCAGTGCCAGCACGCTCGAACCCATAAACGAATGGCGCGCCAACATATTGCGCTGTGTGGACATCCACATCGGTAAACAGCAGGTTGATACCCTTAACGCGCTTGCCAGCCAGCAGCGTGCCTGGTGAGGACAACTCATAGTCACCCGCCAAATTGCTGGTGGATGCGGTCCATGCTGTGTTGTCCTCTTGGTCGCACCAAGCCACCTTGCGCGCATTGCCTTCAGCGCCAAGAGCCAAGATGATGCGCTCGGCTGTGACCATCAAAGCCTTGCAGCCTGCTGGTGAGTTTGTAATTCGCGCAGCCAGTGTCGGTGTGGTAAAGCCAAGCTGCCACTCGTACAGCATCCCGTCAGTGCTGGAGCAGGCCACCAGATACTCACCCCAGGTGTCGAGTGACCATGTGGTGGCTAGTGTTGATGTTCCAGTGTCAGGCCGTGCCACGCCATATGCGTAGTTGCCATAGGTGTTGTACCCGTAGCCAGTCACCGTGCTGGCATTGGCAATGCCTGCGGCCATGCCTGTTGGCGTGATGTCTTTGATCACGCCAAGCTGCGACATTGCATAAAGTTTGGTGTGCGTACCAATGCCGACCCAGCGGGTGCCGCCGTTGTCACGCCAAGGGATGATGCCTCTGCACATCCCCGACAGTTGGCTTGCGGAGAACTTGCGCCACCCGCCAATAGGTCGCAGTGTGTTTTCAAACCAGCGCACCAAGTTGGCGTTGTTCCAGCGGCCTGCTGCTTGGTATTCGGTGCCGTTCTTGTAAACACCTGGGGGCAGTTTCAATGGAATGTACATGGTCACACCGTTGGTAAGTTGGAGACAAACGACACCGTGGCAATTGCCGATGGAATTGCTGGCCGTGTCGGGCTTGTGCCAGCGGCAAAATGCTCAATGCTTACGCCAGTATTGGTTACGTTAAACATGATCTCAATGTAGTCGTTGGCGACCATGCTTACAAAAAAGTTCAGTGCCGCAATCCCATGG